ATGCTGTACAACCAACTATAACAGGTGATGACATTGTAAAATCTACTGTAACAAATGTAGATGGCGATACAACAGAAACAACTTATAAGACTGATACAATTAATAATTATGGTAAAGATGGTGATAATGGTCAATCAGTAGTTTATGTTGACAACTCAAACAAACAAGTCAGTAATTCTAATTATGCTAAGAGTGAAACATACACAGGTCAATTGTCAACAGGTAGTGATTCTTATTTTGATAGAGAAGCGTATAGCTCTTAATATTGACCAAGGTCCTTTTCAGTAATAATCTTGAACTCCATACCATTATCACTACAGTATTCACGAGCGGCAGACCATTTAGCCTGATTTTTAATATACTCGAATGACTCTCGCATATACGATTTTGTTTTCTTTTTTGGCGGCTTGGGTTTTAATGCTTGGCGATAGGGTTTTATTTCAATCATGTACTTATCATTATTCACCGTCTTTACAACAAAGTCAGGAAAGTATCGGTGCCATTTCTTGTCTAGCGGGCTATAATATCTAACAGGTAACTCTTCACTTGCCCAATACATTATATCGTCATTAGTATCACAATAACGCATGAATCGTCTTTCAAGTAGTGACCTATACACTATTTGATTAACTTTACCGACATACTTTTTAGGATTGGTTGGTTTAAATAAACCTTTGTAACTCTTTCTCATATCACTCTTATTACCTATATAAATATTACTAATACAAGGATTATTTATACATGGCATTTAAAGCATTAGGACAACATATCAAAAATTTAGCAATACCACATGTAAGTAGTATTGTTAATAATTTTGTAAATAGTGGTAGTCAAAAAGACTCAGGTAAGGTATCAGCACAACTGTTGAAGAAATCTGGTTTTGATATACCAGATAGTCCATCACAGGCACAAGTGGCTAATCCACTATCATTCAGTCCTGTACAATATCCTTTAGACCTTGGTAGCAACGAACTAGGTCATTACATATTATTTGAATCAGGTTTCGTTGGTTATAAACCAACACAAGGTGGTATGTTTGATACATCAAGTAGAACAGCACAACCAGGACCTCATGGTAGTGGTAATGTAACACCAAAGATTACAGCAAAAACACCATCACATTCTATATCTACCTCAGGCATTGCATTGTATATGCCTCAAAGTGTTAAGACAAGTTATAATCAATCATATGACGCAGACACAGAAACAGGATTAGTAGGAGATTTAGAGGCAGCTGGTGTTGCAATTGCTGGCGCAGAGGGACAAGCAGCCAAACTAGAGGCAGCCTTACAAGGTGTAATAGGTGGTGTGGCTAGAAATGCTAAAGAGATTTTAGGTGAATTTGTTTCACTTGCAGGTGTAGGTGACCCGGTAAGATTTGCAGCCAAAAGAGCTGGTGTTGCAGTTAATCCTAGAAACGAGGCATTTTATAATACACCAAATCAAAGAACATTTACATTTGATTTTGATTTTTGGCCTAGAAGTAATGAAGAGGCAGAGGCAGTAGAAAAGATTATTGCCATATTTAAATACAATTCATCACCAGGTTTTAAAGCAGGTCTACAAGGGTCTGTATTTACAACACCTAACTATTGGAAAATTAGTTACATGTTTAATAGTAAAGAGAATTCATCATTAAATAAAATTGGTGCTTGTTACTGTACAGATGTTGCTGTTGATTATGCACCAGACGGACAATGGACTACATTTGGTGATGGTAAACCTGTACACACAAAATTAACAGTTAATATGTTAGAAGATAGAATTATAACTAAACAAGATATTGAGGCAGGCGCATAATGAAATATTTTGGTCAATTTCCACACATGCAGTATAACCTATCTGGTATGAATGGCAATACTACAACTGTAACAGATATCTTTAGAAGAGTCAAGGCAAGAAGTAAGATTGTTAATAATGTATCTGCCTTTGATAAGTATGATGTACAAGAGGGTGAGAAACCTGAAGATATTGCATACAAATTATATGGTGATACAGATTATTTTTGGGTTATAACACTTGTTAATAACATTGTCAATAGATATTATGACTGGCCATTAGATGAGTTTGTATTTCAACAATATGTAAAAGACAAATATGACAACGCAGATGGTATACACCATTATGAAAAAACACAAGATAGTGGACCACAAACAGGTAATGGACCGGCAGATTACTCACATTTGATAGAGTGTAATAGTACCGAACTTGGTGCTCAATCAGTATCAAATATAGAACACGAAAGAAGATTGCAAGATAAGAAAAGGCAAATCAAAATACTATCAAAACAATATTTACCTGCCTTTGAAAATGAATTTACCAATTTGATAAGAAGATAATGACATGGCAAATGAAGCAGATGTACTAGATAGAGTCGGTAAGTACAACTTACCTGAACTATCAATAATTTCATACAGACAAGACAAAGAAGAAAGTAAACCTAAGTTTATAGACATACGAGGTATTACCTTGGTGATGACTGTTACAGAGGATATTTTCAATAAGTCATTATCAGGCGCAGTTACCGTATATGATACGCAAGATGTTAGAACAATATTACCATTAACAGGACTAGAAAGATTATCAGTCAAGTTTAATACGCCAGGATTACCAGGTTATGATATGACCGAAGACAATGGTGTACCGTTTCAAATATACAAGGTAGATAGTGTAAGAAAAGACCCTAATAATGATATCGGTCAATTCTATAAGATATATTTTTGTTCACCTGAAATGTATAACAATCAACTATCAACAGTCAGTCGTGCTTACACAGGACCAGTAGAAAATGGTGTAGAGGACATAGTAAGAGCAAAGAAATACCTTAACAGTAAAAAACCATTATATGTAGAGGCAACAAGTACAAATGCCAAATATGTAATACCTAGTTTAAAACCATTTAAGGCAATAGAATTCTTAGGCAGTCAAGCAGTATCAGGTAAATACAACAACGCAGGTTATAAATTCTTTGAAACATCAAAAGGGTTTCATTTTAGAAGTTTAGAATCTATGTTGGCAATGGGTGGTTCAGTCGCCAGACCTACAAGGTGGAATTTTCAGGCACAAATTAATATGGTCAAAGATAGTGCAAAAGATGAAGTAAAAGATATAGAACGAAGAATGATGGCAGTTATTAAATCAGAGTTTAGTAAACCTGTTGATACATTGACCAACATTATAGATGGTTTCTATGCTAATAAACTAGTCGTACATGACGCATTTAATAAGACTATTAAGACACACGATTTTAATTACAAAGATAATTTTGAAAAAGGTTACCATACTGAAACACTAGGTGATGAGGGCGATTTAAGAAAGATGATTACACCTGATACACAACTAAATGACACAGGCAAGAGTTTATTTGAATTTGCAGATAGTAAAAAGATGGTGGTGACAGAGACCAGTAAGGTACATAATGATTACGAGTTTACACCAACAAGTAATACCTTACCACAAATTACTAGTCAAAAGGCAGGATATAAGAACTTAAACTTATCACTATTAGTATATGGTAATACATCATTAAATGCAGGTGATATAATAAACTTCTCAGCACCAGTAATGCAACCAGGAGAGAAACCTGAACCAAATCCATATACCAATGGTAGATATATGATAATGGCGATTAAACATACAATATCCGTAGAGGCACAAAGACATGAGATGACATTGAGGTGCTTCAAAGATAGCGTTAGGACACCACTTCCGTCAGAGGAAGACCCATTAATCGTAGGTAAAGAGAATACAACAAAGGTAGATATATACAACGAGGATATCGTAGAGATTTAGAGAATCCGGCGCTGAAATAGGTGACCGGCATAGTAATGAGCATAATGAGAGATAAACAACTGAATAAACAAGTGATTAGTCACACCACAGGAAACGCAGAGGCAGATATGTTAGGAAATATACTATTGTTCGTAGAGAGGCAAAACAGGCCTTATTCTCATAAGTTGCATAGAAAACAACTGAAAAAGTATTCATTTCTGAGTAGGTCAGAGGTTGCCAAATTGATTGCTTCGAGGCAGTCACCAAGTTTACTCAGACGAGCTTTTGAGTGGTTTAAAACACCTCTACGCAAGTTAAAGGCGTTGGAGGATAAGGCGGAACAGAGAAGACCTAAGTATCTAAGTGGTTTGCGTAAGAATAAAAGAAATGGTAATTAAATGCGTATGCTTGGTGCTTTAAAGGCAGGCATATATCGGAAAAAAATAACATGCTAGACAACAATTTTTTAGGAAGAAATGGGTTTATATGGTTTAACGGCGTAGTCGAAGACCGTCAAGACCCTCAGAAACTAGGCAGACTACGAGTACGCTGTGTAGGTATTCATACGGACAACAAAGATGATTTACCTACGGCAGATTTACCATGGTCGCAACTTATCCACCCAATTACTTCTAGTGGTATTAGCGGCCTAGGTTCTTCTCCAGGTTTTATTGTTGAGGGAACTTGGGTGTTTGGTTACTTCCGTGACGGTTACAATATGCAAGAGCCAATGATAATGGGTACTTTACCTGGCAAGCCGTCTGAGTTGGCCGACACCTCTAAAGGTTTTTATGACCCTAACGGTGTTTATCCGAAGTATAAGGATGAGGTGGACACCAATAGACTGGCGGTTAATGATATAGCGCAACCACATTTAGGTTTAGAATTAAGAAAATTAACAAGGAAGACTGGCGTCCCTACAGCCGACTTTGACTTAGTACCAGTAGAAGAACATATATCGAGTGCCATAGAGGCAAGTGATTCGGATACATGGTCACAGCCTGCTATACCCTATGCGGCCGTTTATCCATATAATCATGTGTTTGAGAGTGAGTCAGGCCATATATCAGAGATAGACGACACACTAGACAACGAGAGGTTGTTTACTAGTCACCGTACAGGCACCTCACAGGAGATATCTCCTGATGGTACGCAGGTTAATATAATTAA